GACATTTTGGAAATTGATCTTTACAATCAATTGATTACGCTCAACGGCGCGCCTGCTCGTAATCTTTTAATTTCAGGCACTTGGTTTGATGCGCCCCCTGGCAATTCAAATTTTTATTTTACAGGCTCAAGTACATTAGCAGGAACTACTCAGGCTACCGTTTCTTGGTATTCTGCGTACATCTAAAGGAGAATAAATGACATTACAAACGCCTCCATCATGGCTACAAGCAGGCTCATACCCTGCTCAGTATGACCGCCTAACAGCGCAAGCATTATGGGCTACTACTGGCACAATTGGCACTTCTTCTTTGGCCGTTAGCCCTAATTCTCCTGCGGGTATGTCAGTCCGCGTTGCTTCAGGCTGGGCGGCAATTATTGGTACAACTACAACCAACATGGGCGTTTACACAATTTTTAATGACGCAACTGACACGCTAACAATTACAACAGCCGATCCAACAAACCCACGCATTGACCTTGTGTGTGCAACAGTGCGTGATGCTTTTTATTCAGGCGCTAACAATGATGTAATTTTTCAAGTTGTTGCAGGAACTCCTGCGGGATCTCCTGTTGCTCCTTCACTTCCTGCTAACTCAATTTCACTTGCAACTATTGCTGTTGGTGCGGCTGTTACTCAAATTAATGCAGGTGACATTATAGACACACGCGTAGCCGCAACTACAAATCTTGCGGTAGGTGACATTACTTCTGTTACAGCAGGTGCGGGATTAAGCGGTGGCGGTTCAAGCGGCGCTGTAACTTTGGCCGCAAGCGTGGCTACAAATGCACAAACTGGAACTACTTATACTTTGGCTTTATCTGATAATGGAAAACTTGTAACGCTTGCTAACGCTTCTCCTGTTACTGTTACAATTCCTCTAAATAGTTCAGTTGCATTACCTGTTGGCGCTGTTATTATGATGGCGGCTTACGGAGCAGGAGCAGTAACAATTTCAGGAGCAGGAGGTGTAACCGTGGTTTCAGGCGGAACAACACCTGCAAGTCCTGTAATACGCGCTCAGTATTCATCTGTTGGCGCAATACAAACTTCAGCAAACAATTGGTTAGTAGTGGGAGACTTAATTTAATGTCACTTATTGCAGTTATTTCAGGATCAGGTAGATCTGTTCCTTCCGCTCCTACAATTGGTACAGCAACAGATGTTGGCACTAGCCGCGCTTACAACAATGGCGCGGCAACAGTAACATTTACTGCTCCTGCTTATACAGGGCGCGTTGCTATCACTTCTTATACGGTTACTTCATCTCCTGGTGGATTTACCGCTTCAGGTGCTTCATCACCTTTAACAGTCACGGGTTTGCAATCATCTACTTCATACACTTTTACCGTAACGGCCACAAATTCAATTGGTACATCTGCGGCATCAGCGGCTTCTAACAGCATTACTGCTACAACAGTTCCTCAAGCGCCTACAATTGGTACAGCAACAGCAACAACTACAACAGCGGCAACCGTTACTTATACAGCGGGCGCTACTGGCGGCAAGGCTGTTTCTGCTTATACTGCAACTTCATCTCCTGGTTCAATAACAGGTACAGGTGCATCACCTATTACAGTTTCAGGATTAACAACTGGAACGGCGTACACATTTACTGTTACGGCTACAAATGCCAATGGTACTTCTATTGCGTCATCTGCATCTAACAGCGTTACACCTAATCTACCTTCTGCTACAAGTGCCGACATTTTGCGCGTTGCAGGCGGCGGTGGTGGCGGTATGTTCTTAGGTGGTGGCGGTGGTGGTGGAGGCCTTCTCAATTCCGCAGGTGCTTCAGTATCAGGAGGTACTACATACACAATTACTATTGGCGGTGGTGGTGCTGGAAGCATCTCAGGTGGTGTTTCAGGGTCAAATGGAGGCGATACTACTTTTACAGGCTTAACTACTGTTAATGGTGGAGGTTTGGGCGGTTACAACATTCCCCTCAACACTGGGTCAGGTTATGCAGGAGGTTCAGGTGGTGGAGGTGGCGGCGTTGCTAATAACCCTAGAGCGGGTGGCGCTGGTAATACACCTGCAACAACTCCATCACAAGGAAGTACTGGCGGTTCAGGCGCACAACTAGGTGGAGGTGGAACTGCAACATACAGCGGCGGTGGTGGTGGTGGCCATACATCTAATGGTGGCGCTGGAACTGATCCTAATGGTGGCGCTGGCGGATCAGGTACAAGTTATTACGGCACTGTGTACTCTCAAGGCGCTCCTGGTTGTTCAGGTAGTAACGGAACTGTTCAAACTGGTTTGAATGGCGCTGGTAACGGCGGTAGAGAAGATTTCACAAATGCAACTTCAGGCGCGGCTAATAGAGGTGGTGGCGGTGGAGGAAACCGCGGAACTTTAACGGCCGCTAATGGTGGTAGTGGAATTTGCATAGTGCGTTACCTTGATACTTTCAAGGCGGCAACAACTACTGGTTCTCCAACAGTTACCGTTACTGGCGGCTATCGTTTTTATACTTTTACAGGAAGCGGGAGTATCACATTCTAATGGCACACTTTGCGCAACTAGATGACAACAATAAAGTATTAAATGTTATTGTTGTTAATAATGAAGAACTAATAGAAAATGATGTTGAATTAGAAGCAAAAGTAATTGCATTTTGTCAATCACTTTTTGGTGAAAATACAAGATGGGTACAAACTTCATTTAACGGATCTTTCCGTAAAAACTTTGCTGGTGTTGATTACACATACGATCCAATTGCTGATCATTTTTATTCACCCTCTGTTTTTGCTTCATGGATACTAAATGAAAATACAGCGCGTTGGGAAGCACCCGTTCCTCAACCTAATGACGGTAAAAAGTATGTTTGGAATGAAGATAATTTAGAATGGACAGAATTTAATGTTAGCGGTCAATAAACATGGCCACGACTTATCGTTATTTATTTGTTGATCTTTTAAGCAACACCATTATTGGTGAACTTCCCTTAACTGGCGTAGGTTTTACTCAACAATTAAATCAACCAGGAACATTTCAAGGTCACTTGCTTTTGTCAGGCGTAAATGCAGATAAATACAATGTTGAACTTTCAACTATCCCTGCTCATTGCGGATTGTATGTAGATCGTGATGGCGTGTTGGTATGGGGCGGAGTTATTTGGGGGCGTTCATACAACAGCACTTCACAAATTTTGTCTTTCAGTGCGCAAGAATGGATTTCATACTTTGATCATAGACGCGTCACTCAAGATGTTGAATTTACAAATGTTGATCAATTGGTTATAGCCAAAACGCTCATTGAAGATGCTCAAAATGCAACTTACGGTGACATTGGAGTTGGCTATAACACCGCAGGGCAAACAACATCAGGTGTATTGGTAAGCCGTACTTATTACAATTATGAATTAAAAAATGTATTTCAAGCAATTCAAGATCTTAGCCGTCAGGGTGATGGTTTTGATTTCTCAATTGATGTTAATTATGATGGCATTACAGGCTTGCCTGTTAAAAACTTTAACACTTACTACCCGCGAAGTGGTTTGGCGTATTCTTTTGGTGATCCAAATGTTCCTGTATTTACTTTCCCCGCAGGCAACATGGTGGAGTATGAGTATCCTGAAGATGGTTCAGTTGTAGCCAACACTGTTTATTCTTTGGGTGCTGGTTCTAATGAAGGAAAATTAATTGCGGTAGGGCAAGACACTTCAAAATTGCTTGCAGGTTGGGCATTATTAGAAACCACATCAAACTATTCAGACATTACAGATGTTACAGTTTTACAACAACTAGCCAACGCTCAATCTTTGGCTACTTCTTATCCACCCGTTGTTCTCAAAGTTGTTGTGCCTGCTTATGTAGATCCTGTATTTGGCACTTATGCGCTAGGTGATGATGCTCGCATTATTATTACAGATAGTCGTTTTCCTAATACGCTTGATGAAATTTACCGCATTGTTGGCCTTACTGTTCAGCCAGGTGAAGATGGCCCTGAACGCGTAACATTAACTCTTGCACAAGGAGCGGGAGAAGCGTAATGGCATACTTAAATCAACCAATTGATTTACACAGAATGTTTGCGGACATTAACAACCGTTTGAACAAATTAGAAACGGCCACGCGTTTTACATTTCCCAATGTAACTGTTGATCCAACTTACCCGCGCATTGGTGATGCGTGGCTAAACATTACAGACAATGAAGCAAAGATAGTAGATAGCACTGGCACTGTTCGCGTCATTACCTGGACATAACAGTTATACTTTTTCACCATGAACGCATTAGATTGGGCCGCATTAGCCGTTAGCATTAGCACTATTTTAGGTGGTTTTGTAGCGGCGGTTAGATGGCTTGTTAAACATTACCTTGCTGAATTGAAACCTAATGGTGGCAGTTCCCTGCGAGATGAGCAGAATAGACAAGGTGACACAATCAAGCGTTTGGAGAGCCGCGTTGATGAAATTTATCGCTTGCTTCTTAATCGTTCTTAGCCTTACAGGGTGTGGGTATCAAGGTTATACACGCTACCCTTGTCAGGAATTTGTAAATTGGGAAAAAGCAGAATGTAACCCGCCGCAATGTGAAGGCATTGGGCAATGTACAAAGGACTTGCTACCTGATGTGGAGACGCAAAATGGCTAGACGCAAATTTACACCTGAAGAATTACATGCCCGTTTAATTGTCACAATAGGAATTTTGCTTGCTTTGGTGTTTTCAGGTTCAGTTTTTGCCATGCTGTACGCGCTGGTATTTGTAACGCAACCTATGGCACAAGCCCCTAATGATGCGGCTTTTATTGATCTTATTTCAACTTTAACTGTATTTCTTACAGGTACGCTCTCAGGCATTTTGTCGGCTAATGGACTAAAATCTAAACCAAAGCCACAGGAAGGAAAAGAAGATGAGCCTAAATAAAGTCATAGAACTTTGTGAAGCATCAGTTGGTTACACAGAAAGTCCAAACAATGACACTACATTTGGTAAATGGTTTGGCCTCAACAATCAACCCTGGTGTGCAATGTCTGCATCAAAGATGTACTTTGACGCTGGAATTATTGGGTCAGTAGCCAACACTAAAAAGGGTTTTGCCTCATGTGATGCCTGGTTAAAGTACCTAACAAAGAACAATCAACTTGTGCCTATCGGTCAGGCTAAGCGCGGAGATCTTGTGTTCTTTCAGTTTGATGAAGATGCTCAACCTGATCATGTGGGCATTGTTAAATTTCACCACACTACACTCAAGTATTTGCAAGTATTTGAGGGCAATACATCTTCAGGTAAGGCTGGAAGCCAGTCAAACGGTGATGGCTTTTACCTCAAGAAGCGTGACTACAAAACAATCATGGCGGTAGCCCGCCCAAAGGAGTAACAATGGAACAGAAGCACCTAGACATGTTGAAATCAGCAATCCGCCACTTTGCAATTACTGCGGCGGCACTTTATGCGGCAGGCGTTAAAGATCTAACAGCGCTTGCATTTGCAACAGCGGCGGCAGTTGTTGGCCCTGCAATCCGCGGCATTGACAAGAAAGACCCTGCATTTGGGTTGGTTGCAGATGTAGTGACCGCAGAAATTGACAAGTTGGCAAAGGCGAGCAAAAAGCCCGCGGCAAAAAAGAAAACGAAGTAGTGAACTGGCCCGCTAACGCGGGCCTTTTTACTTTGCGGTACGCTTCTCGTAGGAGGTAAGGCAATGGGATTAGAAAACGCGTTTAACGAAATTATTAGCAAGCGGGTAGCGGGGCGCCTATTGGGTAATCAATGCGCCTACAAGTCACTGTATGAGTCACTTAGCGAAAAAGATCAAAAAACATTAGATGATGCATGGGCAAAAAATTACCCTGTTAATTTAATTGTGCAGGCTTTGAGATCTGAAGGGCATAAATGCAGTTCTGACACAATCAGAATTCACAGGAATGGTTCTTGCAGGTGTACAAAAGAGTAGAGGAAGTTCTTGATGATCGCCAAAATGAATACGGTAGCGCTCGCAAGAATTTCACAGCCATAGGCCGCATGTGGGGTGCGCTTTTGGACATAGAGGACATTGATCCTGCAATTGTTGCGTTGATGTTTGATGCCGCAAAGTCAGTGCGGATTACTGCAAATTTAGAGCATGAAGATAGTTGGATAGACAAAGAAGGCTACACACACCACGGCAAGGAGATTGTGTTTACAAATGAGCCTTGAAAAAAGATTACAAGACATGCCTGATGGCATTGAGTCGCAAGATGTGAAAGAACTACGCCAGGTAATTTTGCGATTACAAAAACAACTTAAGCAGTCTAAAGAACGCAGTGAGGATTTAGTAGAGGCAACACACCGCGGTGCTTATGATGCAATGATCTCATTGGGTGCAGTGCCACCTGTTTCTGCGCCACAAAAAGACACACGCAAAGTTAATGCTGAAGTGGCTTTGATCCATACAACGGATTGGCAAGGCGCAAAAGTTACAACCAGTTACAACACTGAAATTATGCGTGATCGCGTTATGCAATTCTCTGAAAAAGTTGTGCATTTAACTGACTTACAACGCCATCATCACCCTGTAAAAGAGTGTGTAGTGATGTTTGGCGGTGACATGGTTGAAGGTTTGTTCAATTATCCTGCGCAGTTATGGCAAATAGACGCTTCATTGTTTGGTCAGTTCACCAGTGTTTCACGGCTTTGTGTGGATTTTGTGCGCGAGATGTTAGCAAATTTTGAAAAAGTCACAGTTATTGCTGAGTGGGGAAATCATGGGCGCATTGGTGGCAAGCGCGCAGAAGTGCCTAAATCTGACAATGTGGATCGCATGGTTTATGAAATGAGCCGCCAAATCCTTGCGGGCGAAAAGCGTTTAACCTGGGAAGATTGTCCAGAGGACATTCAAGAAGTTGAAATTGGTAACTACCGCGCCCTGCTTATGCATGGTGATGAGTTAGGCCGTTCAGGATTTGCAAGCCCTGCGGCATGGATTGCAGGTGCTAACCGTTGGAAAGCGGGCGCACATGATTACGATTTCCACGACATTTTCTTAGGCCACTACCACCGACATGCACAAGAGCCAATTCAAAAGCACTACAACATTTATTGGACAGGATCAACGGAGTCAGATAACCGTTATGCCCGTGACTCAATGGCCGCTAGTGGAAAACCATCACAGCGTTTGCATTTTGTAGATCCAATTAAGGGCAGAACAACAGCCCAGTATCAAGTTTGGTTGGACTAATCCTCATCATCATCTGAATACTCAGATGTGATAAGGCGCATGTTAGAAACATCTACACCGTGTTCCTCTGCTTTATCCATTGCATCTTTGAATGTTGATAGGCAACGGTTGGTTAAATCGCTAACCATGTCAGGGTAAGTTGCTTCACTTCCTAATTCCACAAGAAGGCCGCCTAAGCGGATTGAGATTTGCGTGTAAGCCATGATTTCCCCCTGGCCTCAAGTATGGCATTTCCGACACGCTAGGAACATAAATTACGCGGTCCTTGTATTTGTCGGTGGCATGGTGTTCAATCCTCCTTACACGGGCTAGTTAGCCCCCAAAAGAAAGGTTACACATGGCAAGTTACAAAGGCCCATTAGATTACATTGATGTGGCAACACGCATTATTGAATTCCGCGAAAAATACCCAACAGGATCATTGCAGTCATGGAAAGATCCGTATGTAATTGAAGTAAAAATGCCTGATGGCAGTATTAAAAGTTACATGGTTTACAGCGCCGCAGCATACCGCACACCTGATGATCAATTACCAGGCGTAGGTTGGGCATACGAGCCAATTCCAGGGCCAACCAACTTCACCCGTGACTCTGAACTACAAAACGCTGAAACAGCCGCCTGGGGGCGCGCAATGGTTGCCGCTCTTGCAGTGGACACAAAAAAGGGCATTGCATCTTCTGAAGAAGTACGCAACCGCCAAACAAAAACAACTGAAGCACCACAGGCAAAAGCACCTGCGGCAAAGCGTGAGTACACAGAAGAAGAAAAGGCAAGCGCATTTGCAGTTTTTAGTTTGATTGAAACTAAAACAACAGAGGAAGAACTCAGAAGCGCATGGCAATTAAATCTTGATTTGCTTGATGTTGTAATTGAAGGCGCAACTTTGCGTGATCACCTTTTGACACGCAGGGCGGCTCTCAATGGATAACAGCGTAATCATTGCAAACAATGCTCAGCGCACATCAATAGCCGCGGCAGAAAAAGTTTTGCCTAGAACTGGATCGCTTAAGCGCAAGGTGTATGAATACATTTTGAAGCAAGGGTTGCGCGGTGCTACGGATTATGAGATTGAAAAAACATTACAGATAGAGGGCAACACAGTGCGCCCTACACGCATAAGCCTTGTTAAAGATGGTTACATCATTGACACAGGAACAGTAAGAAAAAACCACCACAACAATGACTGCATAGTTTGGCGCGCAGTAGAGGAAGGAATGATGCTATGAGTAACAAGGAAAATAAATTTGAACCATCAAACGGATTAAAGGTTGCAGTTCATTTCAACATAATTGCAATCCGCGCAGTAGCCCAGGAGTTAGACATTTTTCCTGAAGTATTGGCTGAAAAGTTAGACAGAGCGGGTTTTATGCTTACCCCTGATCCTTTCAACATGTCATCAGATGCGGGCAAGGTAATTGTGTTGCAGAACAAGCGCGAGAACTCAAACATCAGTTTGGTGAAAGAAAATGATGAGTGAAATTATTACACCCGCAATGGTGGAGCAAAAATTACGCGGGCTATCAAAAGAAGTAGATGACGCTCACAAAAATCTTGTAGAAGTGGAAACGATTTATCACAGCGTAAAGGCAGAGTATGAAATTGCTATGGCTAAATCTCGTATGACTTTTGCAACGCAATCATCACCAACGGGCAAGAACTACACAGTTGGAGAGCGTGAGGACATGGCGCTTATTCAAAATGAAGAATTGCACAAGGATTTGTCAATTGTTCAAGCCAAAGTTTTAGCAACACGCGCTAACACGAACAGGCTCAAAATGCAGGTGGACATTGCCCGCTCAGTAGGAACATCAGTGCGCACCAGTATGGATTTAACATGATCACATTTATGATTGCGTTAATTATTGGTGTTGTGATTGGCTACTGGGCGTACCCGTTGTACATGATGATCAAGTTGTACAGAATTAGAAAGCGAATTGTACAAATTGAAAAAGATTTTATGGAATTAAAAGATGACTTATACGGCAAGCAATGGAATGAGGACAATTTATGAAGAAGGCAATTTTTATTTTTCTTTTGCTAGTAAACATTACGCCCGCACACGCAGATCAAGGCGGTTGGGTAATGGTAGATGCAGACGGCAAGATAATCAGCGGCACAATTGTTTGTACTCCTGATGTTTGCGGAGATGTAAACAGCCCGTATTCAAAAGCAACTTTGCAACCAGGTCAGCGTTATGTACAGATTACTAAGGCAGATACAACAGGAAATGTTGCAGGCCCAAATGTTGTGACGCAAACAGCGCCAAATCAATTGGTTAGCACAAATGTAGATCCTGTAACAAATGTAGCAACTATTACAACAAAAACATTTGAGCGCTTAGCACCTGGCGTAGATACGATAAAAGAAATTGAAACAACTTACTCAATGGAACAACCCGCGCCAGTTACAACGATAAAAACACCAGTCATTGTTATTGCTGAACCTGAAGTAATCAAAGAAGATCCTGCGTTTTTGCAATGGCTAGATCTTATTCATCAGATGTTTTTAGATCTGTTTATTAATTTTACATGGGCGTGGGATCTATGATCAATTTTCAAGAAATGATTACAAAAACCCTGGTTGCAAATGACAATTCAAGGGCTAGATCACAGCAAACAGCCATTGGGCCGTCTGCAATTGGTGGGTGTCACCGCAGGCTTTGGCATGACATTGCGCAAACTGAGCCAACAAATGTTGGTGACAAATTAGGCGCAATACTGGGAACTTTTATTCACACTGGAATTGAAGATGCAATACGCCGCGAAGATCCATTTGGTGTTCAGTATGAGTTAGAAATTGCTGTTGAGGCTGATGGTGTTCCTGGTCATGTTGATTGCTACGACAAAATCAATTACACGGTTATTGATTGGAAAACAATTAAGAAGGGCAGTGGGCGTTATTTTGGTGGCAATAACAGGCAACAAGTTTGGCAAATACATCTTTATGGTTATTTGCTGATCAAAAATGGTTACACCGTCAAAGATGTGGCGCTTGTTGGTATTCCGCGTGATGGAAAAATGTCAGACATTTTGGTTTATGCCGCGCCCTATGATGAAGCGATTGCATTACAAGCGTTGGATCATTTAGAAAAAACGCGTGAAATGGTTGCACAACAACTCAAACCACGGCCTGAAAAACCTTTAGCCTTTTGCGCAGACTTCTGCCCCTACTATGATCCGACAGGAGAAGAAGGTTGCCCAAGTACACAGAAGTAAATTGGGAAGATGCAGAGTGTAAGCGTTTA